GTCGCGTATGTTGTATCAAAATCATAAGCCCATTTCATAAATACGACTGAGTTGTTTGCACCAACCAGTGTAGGCTTCAACTTCTTCAAAATCTTAATACGTGCGCTGTCACCAAACGTAAGACTAGGACTGTAGTACTTAAACCTGTAGCCTTCTCCGTTATCGCTGTAGCCGGTGTACGTACTGATACCGTTAACAGTACCAATATATAACGTACCATTATCTAAACGTGTATACGCTGTAAACTTAGTAGACGGCCAACGAGTAACACGGTATGATCCATTCTCTAACGTGCCTCGTACATCAAAACAATACGTTACGTCCTGACCTGTAAAGGTTAGTAGGTAGAAACCTTCTTCAGGACTGTACACAGACCTAAAGAACTCAGTCTCGTTCTGCAATGCAGCAATAATGTCCTTGGTAATGTTACCGGACAGACTGCTAATTGGTAGAGACTTTTCTTGTATTGTCCGACCAAAGCTTTTAAGTCCAGTATGAGACAAGAACAACACGTCTGTACCCGTATACTGCACAGTGTCTCTATCAACACAACCAACACCCGCTACAGTATCTGCCAATGCCATTGTTGCTGGTGCTTCTGCTCCTTGATATGCAACAATGCTGTGCTTACCAAAGATAATCAACAGTCCGTTGTGTGCCGCCAGCGCAACAATCTCGTCATACCCATCAGGCCAGACCTTTGAGATATCAATACTACCGCTTGTACCGCCTGACCAGTCATGACCAATTAACAAATCAGACCAGTAAACAGTAGACTTGTTTCCAGTAACGTCTGCTGTCCAGAGCCTTCCATAAGCCGCTAGGACTTCGTTACCGTACATAGCAGACGTGACACCAGCTGCACCAGAAACGCTGCTGAGCGTGATTACAGAGCCTCCTGCGTTGTCATACACAAGGGGTTGAAAACCACGTTGAAAAAAGTAAATCTTATCGTTAAAGTCTACAAGCTTCCAGTTGTCTGCAGTGATGCTGTATCCACCGGGAGTCTCATCAACTAGTGTAGTCGTACCACTAATGATCTTATTGTTACCTACAGAAAAGATCTTGGTGTTACCAGCGTTGTCCTTGAACTCTTTGATAGATCGTAACGAGTCAGTACCAAGAACAGTTTTGTTTGTAGTAACAACAGTGTGACCTTTACGTGCAGCAATACGTCCTCGCTTGTCAATCACAGCATTGTCTGCAATCTCAGCAAAAGACGGATCTTGAGCCAGCGGCGAATCTTCGGTGTTAACACCTTTAAACGCCGGAGCTACAAGATTGATACTCTTAAGTTCTTGAGCCATATCAGATAGTCCTAAATACCATCTCTTCAGGATGCTTTGCTGCGTCAATAGCAATAGCGTCAGACAAGTACTGGTTAGCAATAGTGAAGTACTCAGCAGTAGATGTTCCGCCTGTCTCACCACGTTCACGTGCCAGCAGTGCTACAGCAAGATGTATTACTGGCTGTGCAGGAACAAGCAACACATCAGCATTAGCACTGAGATCTGCTTGTCGCTTAACAGTGTCTACACGTATACTGTACACAGCGTCTGGTGTTGGGCCTACAAGGATCTGAGTATCACCACTGGCGTCTAGACCGTTATAGGTAAAGTACCGTGGTGCGCCCTCTGCTGCGCTGCTAATGTACAACTGTTCGTTAAACCAATCCTTAGTCTGATACTCCATAAAGCAGTTTTCAGTGTCGTTAAGCATTGACATAACTTTAATGTTGTCACCACCACCTGTCAGCGAGTATGTGTTATCTGACGCAGTAGTGGTTATTGTTATAGTTTCACGCAACGCAGACCAATCAGCAGCCTGACCAACCAGTGTCTTAGCGTCATTGATGAAATCACCTACCATCTTAACGTAGGTAGTACTAGTAACAGACGATGTTTCCTCTTCACGAAGTCTGCGTAGTACACTGTTCATAAGGTTAAGGTATGTCATACGAGCATTCCTGTTTGTCTACCAATAAATTTATTAAGTTCACTTGTTGCGTCTTTTTCTTGTATAGGACTTAGCGACAACGGTGTTAGTGGTTGGAACGGACTAAGACCTTTAAGAAACGGATCAAACTTTACAGGCTGTCGTGGCATTGCTGCTGCAATTTCCTGCGCTGTAGGCTGTGCAGCTGCTAGACCTAACAAGCCTGCACCTAGTGCTTGACCTAACTGACCAATGTTTTCACCTACGCCAGCTACTTGCTCCCCAAGACCTGATACTTGTTGCTGTACTTGTTCAAACTGCTCACCAAATTGAGACTGTAAACCGCCTTCAACCTCTGCAAGTTGTTGCAATACACCAGCTTCTACACCTGTAATCTGTTCTAACAAATTAGCTTCGGTGTCAGATAAGTTTGTAGCAAATCCTTGCTCTGCTTCTTCAAGACGCTCTGTTAATGATTGTTCAGTTTGCTGTGTTGTTTCTTCAACTAATTCACGCAGTGCAGACTCTTGTGTTAACATGCCTTCTTGAAGGGCTTCAAAGTTAACATTTACTAACAACCCAATACCTTCAAGATCAAGACCTAACTCATCAAGCCTATCTTGAGTGCGCTGATCAAGATCTTCAATGTCTCCGCCTACGTTAATTAAATCAGTAGCAATGTCAGCTACCTCTTCGGTTAACGTACCAAGCTGACCGCCAAGAACTGCACGTTCCTCTTCAGCAACTTCTAGTTCTTCTCTAACGCCTTCTTGATACGATTCAAAATCAGAAGTAAGTGTATTTTGTACATCGCTTAGTAAATCAACAACTTCTTCTTGAGTTACTGAAGCAGGAAACTCAATACTGTTTATAGCTGCAGAAACAATGTTGTTAACTTCATCAGCAGTTAAATCTTCAGGCTGTGTTGCTAACTGTTCCTGTACAATGTTAAGCACCTGATCAGCTGTAACACCTTCTGGGAATTCAATACCGCTAATAGCTGTGTTAACAATACCTTCTACTTCTTCAGTACTGAGTGTATCTATTTCTGGAAACTTTATGCCAGCAATAGCAGTGTTTACAATTTGAGTAACTTGATCCTGCGTTACACCTTCTGGAAACTCAATATCACCAACAGCTTGATTAACAATTTGATTAACCTGCTCTTGAGTTACACCTTCTGGAAACTCTATATTGGCAATCGCAGTATCAACAATGTTGCCTACCTGCTCTTCGCTAATGCCTTCAGGTATGTCAATACCTGCTACTGCGGCATCTACAATATTTTGTACTTGCTCAGTAGATACTGCTTCAGGGAACTGAATATTTGAAACTGCTTGATCAACAATTCCTTGAACATCTTCTGTGCTGATTCCTTCAGGAAACTGAATACCACTAACTGCTGTATCAACAATTTGTTGTACTTGTTCAGGCGTCATACCTTCTGGAATAACAATCCCGCTAATTGCTTCGTTGACAATATCTTGTACTTGTTCTGGGCTAGTGCCTGCAGGAATACCACTAACAGCTTCATTAACAATATTTTGTACTTCTTCAGTCGTTATACCTTCAGGTATTTCAATAGAACTTACAGCGTTATTAACAATGTCTTGTACTTGCTGCTCAGATAACGTATCGGCCTGCGGTATAGAAGAAACTGCGTCATTGACTATTTGTTGAACTTGTTCTTGAGTTAACGTCTCAGGCTGTTCAATACTGCCTAGTGCGTTAGCAACAACTTCTTGAACCTGATCAATAGTAATATTCTGTTGGCCTTCAAACTCCTGTCTAAACTCATCCATATAGTCGCTAAACAAATCTTCAATAACGGAAGCTTCTAAGCCTGTAGCTTCTTGTGTTGTATCAGCAAGTATGTCTTCTTCTGGTAAAGTTGGAGGCTCAATTTCAATTGGAAGATCAGGCTCTGGCTCTTCTTGTGTAGGCTCAGGAAAATCAATTTCAAACTCTGGCTCTTCAAGAGGTGTGTCAGGTTCTGGCTGTACATTTTCTAATATTTGATTGACTAACTCTGAGTTAACGTCATCTGTATCTTCGTCTCTTGCTTCGTTTACATTCTCATTAACTTGATTAACCACCTCTATAGCTTCTGGTGTTTGTTGTGCCAAGTTAACAATGACGTTTTGCCAACTAGGATCAGTTATGTCGCTAATGTCTATATTGCCTACCTGATTAGCTACTTGCTCATAAAAGTCAGCCATTGCTAAGTCGCCTGCGGCCCTAGCTTCATCTGCTTTTGTGATGTAATCCATTTGAACTTGATTTCTAATTTCATCTGGATTTGTGTTATTAGAATCAAATAAAGAACCAATAAACTCTTGCGCTCCTGACATAGCAGCAGCAGTGAAAACATCACTAAAGTCTACTTCGCCAGTAAGTATTAACTGATTAGCAGCACTAGCAATTGCACCAGCAGATGCATTAGCAATTATAGCAGACGTAGATCCAGCAGTAGCTCCTGCAGCTGTTAAGGCTTCTGCCCAAGCTGGAGCGCCAACAAGCGATATAAACAAAGCAGTTCCTGCTTTTATGTAGTCGCCTACGTTCATATGGTCATCTACTTTATAAGTCTTTACATAGGCAGAACCATTCCACTCGTATTTGTCGCCATCATCATTATAAATAGTAGAATTAACGCCGTACTTTTTTAACAATGCTTGGTTAGCTTCAGAGTTAACCCAACGATCGTAAGCAGTTTGTCTAGAAGTACCTACAGATGTTTCTATATTTTCAATGTTTTGCAGGGGATCGCTAGGATCAACAGTAAGATCTGCATCTCCTTCAAAAAGCATCATTTGATCTTCAGTTAAACCTGCTTCTGTTACTCCCTGATCAACCCAGTTACCTACGTCATAATCATCAGACTGAATTAACTGCTCTCGTTCAGTCATATAAGCTAAGTAATTATTAAAGCTGCCAAACGCTTCACGCAACATACCAGAACCTTCGTCATTGAAGTACTCTTGTAGCTCAGCTTGAGTTAATTGTGTAGAGTCTCCTCTATTATACAAAGCTGCTGGATTAGCATCACCAGTTTCATCACCTCTAAAGAATGTAAACGTAGTTACACCTTCGGATTCTGGTGCTGGTTCTTTTGTGTCCTGTAAAGGCTTAGGTGGCGCTAGTTCTGCTTCTGGCTCAGGCGCTGGTGCAGGCGTTGGTGGTTCAGCATTAGGGTCAAACGGTCCAGTTTCACCGGGCTGAGTCTTTGTAGGATCACTGCTAGGCATACCTATAGGACCAGTTTGTTGCGGTGCTGGAGCAGGCGTCGGTACTGGAGCATTAGGATCAAAAGGCCCAGACTCTCCGGGCATCTGCTTGGGTGGTGTACTAGGCGTACCAACAGGTGCAGTCTGCTTAGTAGTAGGAGCAGGCTTAGTAAGCATACCCGCAGGCGT